CGATTGATCTCAAACATAAATTCTTGCGAAAGAATATTTGATAGCTCAGCTTCAGCATCAAGACCATGAATTGCTTTCAAGTCTTGTGCTAATTCAACTGTGTACTCTGCCTTCAAAGCACGTGATTTAGCTGTAACTGTTGTCTTATCAATACTGAAAGACATTTCAGCAAAATCTTGAGCAGCTTCAACAGCAGCCAATGTATTTGCTGTACCAGTTGTATATGTACCTGTTGCTAGAATGTTAGCAATAGCACCAGAGTGAGTACCAGCACCTGACCAATCTGTATCAGCTTCGTTGTATAGAGCTTCAACACGTGTCTCAGTATTGGAACGAGTATCTCCAGAACCACCGTACATTGAACGCATTGCAAAGATCAAGCCTGTTGGGCCTGTCATTGGCTGAACACCGCAAATGTCATATGCCATTAGATTTGGCATAGCACGACGTACTAGACCAATCATAATTGGATCATACTTTTGAATTGCAGCTGTATCTTGAGCAATGTTATTGGTTGGTGTTTCGAAAAGTGCTTGACGCTCTTCACGTAAAGCCTTTTCCTGATTCTCAAGAAGAACGCTAGTTACCTGGCGCTTATAAGAATCTTTGATTTGTGGGAGTTCTGGATGATCCAGAATTGCTGCCCACTTTTGTTGTAGATTTTCAGATAAAAACATTTGGTTCTCCTATGAACGAAACCTTTTTGATATTTATAAAATTAAGCACGTTTAATTGATCTTGATAGTGCTTGTGCATAAGCTGCGACAGTACTAGGAGTAGATTCGACTAAAGTATTGTCAACTGCTTGTGATGCATCTTCAACTAAAGTTTGACTTGTTGCGGCTTCAGTTACTTTTGTCTTGCCTTTTGGAAAATAATTTTCCTTGATAACAGCGACTTTATCTGCATAAACATCTTCGTTATCAAAAGCAATACCTTCAACTAACTTATGCAATTTAACAGTTTCGGTATCTGCTAAATCTCTGGACAAATCCTCTAGAATAGACTTGCGCTTTAGTTCAACGACTTCACTATTAAGTTCTACATTAATATTGATTGCTTCGTTTAACTTCTGCTCTAGCTCTTCGGCTTTAGCTTGTAACTCACCAATAACATCATATTTTTCCTCAGGAACTTCTACGTAATGTTCCTTGAATAGATTCTTAAGTCCACTAATAAAGTCTTCTGCGATTTCTGTACGAAGACCAGACTCAAGAGCTAATTCATTTTCTTCCATCCATTGTTCAACAACATAGTTTAGATATGAATCGATTTTCTCAACCATACCTTCTCTAAGTTCAGCAAAATCTTCTTCGTATTTTGCTTCAAGCTGTTCAGCAATCTTTTCCATCTCATGGTTAACACGAGCAATTACTGCTGCTTCGAAAATAGATGTGGCTTTGTTCTTAAATTCTTCTGATAGATCATCCCCAAAAATAGGAGAAAGATCAATGGCTTCGATTTCAGAAGTATCTTCGGCTTCAACATCTTCGCCTTCTACTTCTTCAATCTCTTCATCCATTGGCTTATTACCAGTTGGATTCTTGCCTGTAGCAGAAGCAGTCATATCACCAACTGTAGTAAAGTTTGGTGTTGGTCCTGCGCCTTTAGCCTGTGGTGGTGTAGATCTAGGAGTAGAAGCAGAAACCTTCGCTCCTTGATTTTCACCAGCATCGCCTTCTCTGGTTTCGTACGAAGCCTTTTCTGATGATCCTTGCATTGGATTAGAAGCATCTCCTGAATTAGCAGGTTTCAAGGTGGAATCCTTTTTAACGGTATCTGCACCCATTTTATCAGCTTCGTCAAGAGTTGCTTTAGCTTCTACGCGCTCAAGCAATTCTTTAATTTTGCTTTCTACTGACATTTACTTGTCTCCTAAATGGAAATTTACTCAATTATTTATAATTATGGTTGCCTAGACAACATATGTACAAACTTCTCAAAGAGTTCGATCTTTACACGATCTAAGTCTTTAGATTTTGTCTCTTTGATTTGCTTTTTGGCTTCTTCGATCTGTCTAGATTTCCATACACCATTTTCGCAAATCCAGTCTACATTTTCCATGATGCCTTGAACAAAAGCATCAGGTGCAGATGGGTCAGCTACAATATCTACCGTAGCTAGATGAAAGTCATCTTGGACTTCCATAACACCATTTCTTTCTTTTAATGAACCTAATCCTCTAGATGATACACCTAACATAACACCTTCTTCAATAAAATTTCTGGCAATTTTACCCATAGGTGTTTCTAGAACTTTTGCTCGACCAATCACATTTGTGCCATCAAATTTTAATTCAGATATAAGATGAGATACTTTATCTAAATTAATAGTTGGATTAGAAGGATGACCAAGTTCGCCCAACGAAC